GTACAGAAGATGACAAGCCAAGAATTGTCAACATTGACAACAATGTTATTTCGGTAGATTTTCCAACGAAAGGAAATGCATAATGACAGATTACAATCGAATCATGCGGGAAATAGAAGAAAAACAAAAAAAGGATAAGGTCGATATGGTCAATAGTCCTCCGCATTATAATGAAGCAGGAATAGAATGCATTGATGCTATTGCTGCGGCTTTGGGTGATGGCTTTGAGTTTTACCTGCAAGGCAACGTAATAAAATACTTGTGGCGTTATCGTTACAAAAACGGAACAGAAGATTTAAACAAAGCAGAATGGTACTTAAAAAGATTAGCGCACGAAGTAGAGGGTCTCTACGATGATAAGAGTTAAGATGTTTATGACTATTTTAGT